AACTCAAAGTATTGGTCAGCTTCACAATGGGCATAACCGGCCTGCGCGTACTGCTTGGCCATTGTGGTCTTGCCCGAACCCGGGAGTCCCCGGATCAGCAGCAGTTCAACCTCGGTGGTCATGGATGGCTCCTGGTAATCGTCAGAAAGGTATCTGTTCTTCCCACTCGGCGCAGCCGAGCGGCCTGGCGTCTTCCGGCACGACTGCCGCCCAGCGCGCGCAGTGTCCGTTGTCGAAATGCAGGCACTCCGCGCACGGGGTCAGTGGCGGCAGCGCCTCGATCGCCCGAAGCGCAGCGCGCATGTTGTCGATCATGCGCGCTCGTTCGGCCTTGTTGGGGTGGGTGGCGCTCATGTCTGTCGTCATTTCCTACAGCCACGGCGGCCGAATTGCCGGCGCGCTCGTGGCCACCTGTTGCTGCGGTGCCCAGCAGCGTTCCTTGAAGTCGCAGAACTTGCAGCGGTAGTCGGTCTTCTCCTTCGCGCAGCGCGGCAGCTCTTCGGGATCGGCCGACGACACGACGCGAACGGCCTTGTCGGATAGTGCCTGAGCGAAGGCCGGATCGAACGGTACAACTTGTCCGTACACCTCGCAAGTGTCGGCGTTTTCCGCGGTGAACAGCGTATAGCCTACGTTCATGTAGGCCATGTAGAGCTGCACCTGGGCGAAGTAGATCGGCTTCGACTTCTCCAGCCCGTTGTTGTACAGGTCGCCGAATGACTTGTTGTTCAGAATCTTGTTTTCCCACAGGCACGGGTATGGGATCTCTAGCGGGCCGGACAGGAACACGCCGTCGATGTGACCGGCAATGCGCCCCCCGGCGGCGCTGAAGCCGAACTGGCTGCCGTCCTCTCGCGCGGTGCGCAGGTCGAAGCCGGCGATGCGCAGGTACTCGGCCATGCGATCCTCGCCCTTGTGGCCGCGATCGAAGACCCGGTACAGACGACCGCTGAAGCCTTCGCCATCCTGCGGGACCTGGTGGAATTGATAGCCTAAATAGCGGTCACAGTGGTGGCCGATCAGTGACGCGCCCAGGTACTTACGCCGCGGCTCCTGGTCCTTCAGTGCTTTGTACGTGCGGTCCAGGACCTCCGTCAGCGCCGCGCTCGTCGCGTGCCATGGCTTCACCGGCTCGAAGTTCATCTCCATCGTTGTTGATGTCTCCCAGTGCGTTCTTGATGTTGTTGAGCGCGATATCCTGCCCCGCAGGCGTTGTGATGAAGCAGCTCCAGCACAGCCAGAAAGGCTTCGCCGTCGCCGGGCGGCCGATGTGCATGCAGGTGTCCATGCTGCCGCACATATGGCACGGCTCGTGAATGACGATCCCTGGCTGCGGTTTCTGCCGCGCGCCTCGCTTCATTGCTGCGCCCTCTCGCGCTTCTCCCAGTCGTCGCGGCAGTTGGCGTCGCACCAGCGCCCAGTCTGCAACGGCTCTTCGCAGTTGAGACACCAACCTGTCGGCTCCGGCGCCGGCGGTTTGCGCTGACGCAGCGCTATGTCCAGGAATATCTGCGCCGTATCGTTGGCGCGGTCCACCTCGTCGCCGTGGAACTCGTCTCGCTTAATCATGCTTCCACCTTCATGTTTCGGTTAAGGACTTTCTGCTTGATGCCGCGCTCGAAGAACTTCCAGGTCAGCAGACAGCTCGCGCGGTAGCGGCTCATGCCGATGGCGGCCATTGGCCCCAGCCCAAGCAATTGCAGTTGCTTTTCCGACGGCGGCTGCGACAGCCACCGCTTGCTCTTCTTCGCCGTATCGTCGTCTCCGTGCTCGCGCAGGAAATCGTCTGCGACAGCCAGCGAAAGCAGTCTGTCGCCATTATCGTTCAGCAGCCTGATGCCTTCACCCTTCGCGCCGCCGAGCGCCATCCAGGAGCCGCCGACGTTGAGCACGCAGGCCCAAGCATCGATAGCGTTGGCGATCGTGACAAGGCCGTCGAACAGGTGTTCCCATCGGTAGGGCGACTGCTCGAACAGGTCCACTTCGGTCATCACGAAGTCTTCCAGCACGCCCAGCGCGTTCGGCTCGTTGCCGCCGGCGCGCGAGTCCTTCACCTTGTCGGCAACGGTGCGCGGCCACTCGAAGCCGCAGATCGGGCATTCGTGCAGGCATTTCGGGATTGTTGCGCCACACTCCGGGCAATCCTTGCCACCCTCTGCCGCATCGATGCGGAAGTTCTGCTCCAGGCCGCGGTGCTTGGCGATCGAATAGCCGAAGTCCATGATCAGGCAGTCGCTCTTGTGGATGCCGGGGTACAGCTCCGGGTCCACGATGCGCAGTCCGCGCCCGACCATCTGGATCAGGATCGACAGGTCGCTCTCGCGCCGCAGCAGGATGACGCACGACACCGGCTGGCAGTCCCAGCCCTCGGTCAGCACGGCGACGTTCACGACGACCGGGAACCGGCCGCGGTCGAAATCGTCCAGGATTGCCTTTCGCTCGGCATCCGGCATATCGCCATGCACCACGCGCGCGTCCACGCCCTTCTCGATGAACGCGGCAGCCACGTCCTGCGCGTGTTTCACAGTGGACGCGAAGACGACGGTGCGGCGATCGCTCGCCAGCTCCAGCCACTTCTCGACCACCTTGTCGTTGATCGGCCGTTTGTTCAGGATCTTCTCGACCTGAAGATCATCGAAGGTCTTCTTCGGCAGCGCGTCCAGCTCGCCTTCGGTGCCGGTGTCGATCACCAGCGCGCGCGGCCGCACCAGCAGGCCTGCCTGGATCAGCTCGGCCAGCGTGATCTGGTCGGCCACGTTGTCCACCAGCGTGCGCAGCGTGCGCCGGTCACTGCGTCGCGGTGTAGCAGTCACCAGGCCGATCTGCACGTCGGGGTTCAGCTTCTTCGCGTGGTCGATGACTTTCAGGTAGCTGTCACTGACGGCGTGGTGGCCTTCGTCCACGATGATGCGATCGACCGGCGGCATGTCCGCCAGGTTCCGGTCACGCGCTAGCGTCTGGATCATGGCGAAGGTGGCGCCTTCTCCGCGCACCCAGCGCTTGTAGTCCGCGGTCACGAAGCTTGTCTTGACCTTCGGGTTGACCTTGCGGAACTTCGATTCGTTCTGCTCCACCAGCTCGTCGCGGTGCTGGAGGATGAGGTTGTGGCCGCCCATGCGGCCAGCGATGGCGGACAGCATGATAGTCTTGCCGGCGCCTGTCGGCGCAATACCGAGCGTGTTGCCGCGCTCTTTCAGCGCGTTGATGAAGCGGCCGACGAAGACTTCTTGGCGGTCGCGTAGGATCATGACGCGGCCACCGTGGTGTTGAACTTAACGTTGAGCATTACAGGCGCGTCCTTTTGGTGCATCGGGGGTTAAGGAAGGCGGGGTTGCATCTCCCCGCCTTCCCGACTTCCTTACTTCCCGCCAGTAAGCCACGCGGGCGGCTGCGCGCCAGGCGCGGCAGCGGGGGCGGCGGCAGCCTGCGCCGGGGCGGCTACGGCATGGCCGCTCTGCGTGGCGGGAGCAGCGGCCTGCTGCGCACCGGCAGTAGCCCACGGAGCAGCACCGTCACCCGGCGCCCTCTCCGCCGGAATCAGGCACTTTTCCGGCGACGCCATCAGCTCCTGGAACTTCTTGCTGGAGCGCGACACCGGGTTCGGGGTCAGGTAGTCGGACACGCGGTTCCTGTCTTCGTAACCGCCTTGGCCCTTCTCGATGCCGATCTTGATCGCTACGGTCTTGCCGTCGAGCACCCGCAGGATGTCGATGAAGCTGGCGTTGGCGAACGCCTGATACGTCTCCGGCCGTGCCGGGTCGAACACGCCGGCCGCTTCCAGCATCGCCTGGAGCTGGCCGAGCGACATGGTGCGGTACTTCTCACTGTTGTTGGTGTCGCTCGGGTCGCCGATGTAGGTGAAGATCTTGCGGCCGGCGTACTTGCCGGTAGAGATCGTCAGCGACAGAGACGCCAGCAGGCCGTTGGTATTCTGGCTGTACTGCGTCTTCTCGACGCTCACAACAGCGAAGGCGCAGACGCCGTTGGGGATCAGGCCGGCGCCGTTGTCGTACTTGGCGTTGGGGTTGAAGTTAAACATTTCGGTGTAGTCCTCTGGTGGCGGTGTTAGAGCGCGACGCGACGGTTCAGGTCGGCGACGTAGTTGTTGATGGAGCTGATGCGGTGCTGGAGTAGCCGAATATCGTCCTCAAGCGGGCAGGTGATGCTGCGCTCGGTTCCGCCCTTGTCGGCGGCGTTCTCGGGGATATCGAGCAGCACCGGGGCAAGCTTGTTGCCAAGGCTGGCGACGTTCTCTTCGAGCGCTCCGATGGCGCCGAAGGCGTCGTTGATCGCTTCGGAGATCGGGGAGTTCTTCAGCACGGGGTCGGCTTCGGTCTTATCGTACATGTGGATTTCTCCGTTGTGTGCCGTCAGGCGTCGGGTTGCGCGTCCAGCCTGCGGCCGGCGCGGATCTTGGCGATAAGGTTGCCCAGGTGCGGCGGCTCCTGAAGCTCCAGCGTGCCGCTGCGGTCCTTCGCCGGGAAGCCCCACGGGTTGTTGAGCTGGCAGACAAACGCCTTGTATTTCTGGCCATCCTCCGTCTCCAGATCGGCGCCGGTCAGCACCACGTCGAAGATGCCAGGCGCTTCGCGGCCGGTCTTGCTGCCCTCCACCTGCGGTTCCCAGGTGACGCGCTTCAGGTCGTCCACGATGCGATCCAGAATGCCAACGGCGATAGTGGACTTGCCCTGCGTGTGCTGGATCTGCGTCAGCCAGCGCACCATCTCGTTGCCCAGCAGGCCGTAGGCAGAGCGCACGTCCGGCTTGCCGGTCTTTTCACTGACAGCCTGCGGCTGGCCCTTGGCCCACTCGAAGCACCAGCGCGACGCGACGGTGATCGAATCCCAGTAGATGGTGTCGTACTTGGCGAACAGCTCGGGGCCGCCGAGATTGGCGACGTAGTAGTCGTAAGCCGCCTTGCTGTACGGCCCATCCTTGTCGGCCGGGTCCGGGCCGCCGATGACGCAGGCCATCGCGCGCGCCATCTCCCACGGGTGGATGCCGGCCTGCGTGGCGATCTCGCGGATGTTGAACACGTCGCCCGGCCAGTCGCCCAGCGCCAGGTCGCCAGCCTCGGCGTTGACAAACAGGGTCTTCTCCGGATCGAGCGTGCGCGCCTGATAGGTCTTGCCCCAGCCGCTCGGCGCGAACAGCAGGATGTTGATCTTCGCCGGCGTCTTCAACCGCTCGTCGGCGGTGACGATCTTGAACATGGATGGTCCTCGGTCAGTGGTGGATGCGAGCGTGCGCCTTGCGCTTGCGGCGCAGGCCATCGCGGATGGCGGAATACACCCTTGCGGCCACACCGTAGTTGCCTTCCCGTGCGATTTTCGTGGCGAGTTCGGTGAGGCGGGTTTCGCGCTTGCCGTAGAACGGCTTCAGAGTTCGCTTGATCGCCATGTCACTTCTCCACCGGCTTGATCGACAGCTCGCCGTACTTCACGGTGCGCGCCTCATCGAGCTTCGCCTTCAGTTCCGGGTCGGTCAGCGCCTTGTACCTGGCCTCCGGCACGGAGAACTTGATGTCGAATAGCATCTCGACCTGCTCATAGGGGAGCTGGCGCGCGATCGATTGGAGCTGGCCGTTGTCCCAACTCACGGTCTTGCTGATGGACGCCTTGAACTTGCCGCCGTCGGGCGTCTCGAAGGTCACGTCGCCGGAAACCTTGTTGGACTTCTCGAACAGCTTCGCCGCGGTATCGCTCAGGCGGTCGGTGATCTCGGCGGTGATTGCGGCGATGTCGGCGACAGCGACGGCCTTGGCCCGCTCGGCCGCCGCCAGCAGAGTGCGCAGATTGGAAAGGGACAGCTCCTTCAGTTCGGGCTGGTTCACGTTTGTTCCTCCTGGTTGATGTAATTGGCGAGGTTGATGGTCTGGCCGGCCTCGGTGGCTAGCTTCTGCAACCGCGCAAGCCAGTAGCTTGGGATGGAGCCGCGCGCACACCACTTCTCGATGGCACCGAGCGAGATGGCGTGCCCAGCGGCGACGAGGCGGCGGTGGATTTCAGCCTGGCCGCCGAGGTCGTGGACCAGGCGGCGGATGTTCATCTTCATTTCACGCTTGTCTCCCGTGTTGGGTGCTGTAGGACGGGGACAGACTGTACACGACATCCTGTACGGCGTGCAACCACCCCCGCCCACTTGACACACCAGACAGCTTGTACTCTACTCGGGCGCTACCCGCATTCCCGCCGGCAGGGTCGGGCGGATGGCACACCGCATGCCGCGCTCTCCCGGCGGCACACATCTTCGAGATCATCAAATAGGAATCAGAGAAGTGAAGCAGCCCGTACCGCCGTACTTGGAGCGCAACAGATTCGGGATCTTTGAGATTCGCTGGACCGAGCAGCGCCGGTCCATGCGAAAGTCCACCGGCACGCGCGACGAAGCTGAAGCTCGGCGAAAGCTCGGCGAATTCCTGATCGCGCGCGCTGCCGCCGCTGCTGCGGCCGCCGAGCCGCTGAAGGTTGGCGAGGTGCTGGACATCTACCTTGCTGAACACGTCGAGAACGGCAGGGTGAAGGACAAGCGGCGCCAGCACGACCTGGCGCGGAACCTGAGGCAGTTCTTCGCCGGGACGGCTGTGAAGGACATCACGCCGGCGCTGGTGTCGATGTACTGCGCCAAGCGGCGTGACGGCACGGTCGGTAGCAAGCCGTCGAGGAGCAACGGCACGCTGCGGCGCGAGCTGAACGGCCTGATCGCCGCCATCAATTACGTGGCGAAGACGCGGAAGGCCGCCCTTCCGGCCGAGCATGTGCCGTACATCCCGTTGCCGGAGGCGCCTGGCGCGAAGGATCTATGGCTGAACGAGGAAGAGGAAGCCCAGCTTCTTGCCGCAGCGGAGGAAGAGAACCGGGCCTACCCGGAGATGGATCGCGGTTATCTCTTCGTTCACATCGCGCTCGGAACGGCCGCCCGGCGGGAGTCGATCGAGACGCTGAAGTGGGACCAGGTGGACCTGGCTGCGCGGATAATCTACTACCGCCGCTCGGACGGCCAGCAGACGGCGAAGCGGCGAGTGCCTGTGGCAATCTCAGACCGGTTGCTGCCTGTGCTCCAGCGCGCGAGGGATCTGCGCACCAGCGATTATGTGCTGCACAAGCCATCGGCCATCACGGCGCGGTTCTACGCAATCTGTCGGCGCGCTTACGCGGCCACCGGGAACCCAAAGTTCCTGAAGATCACGCCGCACACGCTCCGGCACACCTGGGCAACACTGGCCGCGCGGTCGGGCAAGGTGGACATCTACAAGATTGCCGGCGTGCTCGGGGATTCGCTCGCGACGTGCATCAAGAACTACCTGCACCATTGTCCCGAGCATCTGCGCGACGCGGTGAACTTCCGCGGGCAGGCGCAGCATGATCGTAACGCAAAAGAAAGCCCCGGCGAAACGCCGGGGCGTGTCAGCTCGCTGTCCCAGGAGGCCACCGCCATGCTCGGTGCCCGCGACGCGGGGAGGACATCACTGACTGCCGGGGTTCTTTGCGTGAAGCGCGCGGGGGACTCGCCGGCTATGCCCCAGCCTTAACGCGGCCAACGTGAATACGTTGTGATTTTACCTGATTACGCCCTCGCGCTTCAGATCGGCCAAGCACGCCATGACTGCGGCGCGCTTCTCAATCTCGCCCTCGTAAAGGCTAAGAACGGTCAGAATCCATTCAGCCTCCTGCGCCGGGTCTTCGGGGATCGGCGGAATCAGCGCTGCCGGCCCCGCGTCGCAGTTCACCGGCGGCGGCGTTGGCGCGGCGTCGGGCCGCTTCAAGCTCTTCGCGCACCCCGTCAGGCCGCTTGCACTCAGCAGGCACAGGGCGATCGCGATAGACAATACGGATGCGTTCGGTTGCTTCATGTGTGCGGTTCTCGATGGCCGGTAGCTTTTCGTTCAGGCGATCGTCCTTCGCCTGGGTGGCCGCCGCGCTCGCGTCGGACTGACGGCGCTCTTCAGCGCGCGCTGCATCGCTGACTTTGGCGTCCGCTGCTGCAACAGCCGCCCGACAGGCCGCCACGCCGGCGTCGAACCGCGCTTCGCCATAGCGCCAGATGACGAGCGCCAGCGCGACGGCCACCCACGCCTGCCACGGGATCCCACGCAGGATCTTCCACAGCCTGCGTAGCACCAAACTGAACAGGCTCATTCCGGCTTCTCCGTCAGATTCGACTGCACCACGCCGCGCGCCAAGGCCGCGCCGAACGCGGTGCCGAGCGCGCCGAACGCCAGCACGGTCTTCGCCGCATGCGGGATGCCCGGCAGCCAGTCCGGCGGCAGCGCAATGTAGGCGGCCGTGACTGCGGAGAATGCGCCGGACAGGATTGCCAGTCGCACGGACCAGAAGCGCCAGAAGTTATTGATATCGGGGATCAGTTTCATTTGCATTTCCCTGTATGTGTATGTCGTTATTGTCGTCCAATCGGCCGCTCGCCACCATCAGCACCCCGCCCGGTGGAGCGATCGCCGCCGACCGCGCGCGCGCCGCGTTCGCGGCGCTGCCTGGCGCTGTCCCTCTCGCCGACGAGGGCCGTGGCGGCGCGGTCGCGCATGCCGGGCGACGTGAGGTACATCATGCCCATGCCGTACAGCGGATCGACCAGGCGCCCGCCTGGAACCATCGACAGCGCGTACACAATCGCCGGCGACGCCAGGAGCTGGTAGGCACCCTGCGCCGCCTTGAACTCGGCGTTGTTGGTCTTCTCGCTGTTGCGCACCAGCGGCTGCAACACGTTCTGGATCGACTGGAGCACGAAGCCCGGCACGGCGCCGATGGCGATGTTCGACAGGTCGCGCTGGTACTTCAGGCCGGTGAAGCCCTGGATAACCGGATCAACCAGGCCGAACGAGAACGCTCGGGTGAAGCTCAGTTGCAGCAGGTTTTCGGCCAGCGTGCCCTTCTTCTCCCACTCTTCCCAGCGCTCGGGGTTGAAGATCGCCTCGCGCAGCGTGGAGAACAGGGTTTGCACCAGGAACAGCGACAGCATCGAAGGAGCGAGCTGGAGCGCGGTGTAGGCGGTCGCGGCCGGCACGCCCTTGCGCTCGGCGATGCCCTTGATGAGCGCGCCCTGGCGCTTCCACACGTTGCTCCAGAAAGACATCGAGAACGACAGGATGCCGTACATGAGCCGGCCGATCGGGTTGTTCGCGTACAGCGGCCGGTCGTAGCCCTTCGGGTTCTGGATGGTCTGATCCAGGAAGCGGTTTACCGCCGTCATGTACTCGGCGCCGTGCTGCGTCTCGATGCCGTTGCTGTCGTACAGCTCGGACACATCCGGGATCGACTCGCTCTGCAACAGCCAGTCGGAGAACTGCTTCGCGTCCTCGATGCCCAGCTCGGCCAGCAGCGCGCGGCTGTTGTTCACGTCCTTGCCGTCGCGGATGTTGGCTGCCAGGCCCATGAGGTACTGATGCGCGATCGGCAGGATCGACGCGCGCTGCGCATTGGTCAGGCCGGTCAGCATGGTGCGCTTGAAGAAGCGCGACATCATCCGGTCGGTCCGTACCGTGGAATCGAACGTGCCGCCGAAGCGGTTGGCCGCCACCGTTTCGGCGAAGCCGCTGGAGATGGCGCCGATCGCGCGCGACAGCTCCGCCCACTGCTTGGCGTCCAGTGAGCCCGCCGTCATCTTGAACAGGTTCAGGTACGGCTTCAGGGAATCGGCGATGTTGCCGGTGCGGATCGCGGCAGCGGTCGGTTCGCCGATCGAGGACCACACGGCGCGCGGCAGCAGGACCATCGTGCCGAGCGCGTGAATGAAGTTGATAGCGCCGGACACCGCCGGCGGGAGGTTCGACTTCGCGCGGCCGGTCAGCGACTTCACCATGTCGCTGATGTACGCCTGGTCCTCGACGGACACACCCTCGTCCGCCATACGATCGAACAGCGCCTTCAGCTTCTCTCCACGCGCGCCGAAGCGCGTGGCGTACTCGGTGCGCCGCGCCGACTGGAACATGTAGGTCTGGATCGCCTCGATCGGGTCGGCGATGTAGAAGTCCTCCAGCAGCTTGTCCGCCTCCGGCGGCAGCTTGCGGTTCTTCGTGTAGCTGGCGTCCGGCGACATCGCGTCGAAGTCCTGCACGTCCACGGTCTTCAGCGCGTTCAGCCACTCTTTCGCGCGGCGCTGGCCGTAGGCTTCACGCACCTGGTCGTAGATATCGCCGACCATCTCTTCGAGCTGTTCCGACAGCTTGGCAATCTTGGCCTGGATGATGTCCGGGTCGTCGGCCCCCTTGAGCTGCGCGTCCAGGCGGTTGATCTGTCGCGCTACCTTGCGGATGGCGGAGATCTCTCCGTCCAGCCCGCCGGCCAGCTTCGCCTGCTGCAAGAACGCGCGCAGGCCGCCGTCGCGTCCAACCACGTCAGCAGCGTCCGCGCCAATCTCGTTGTCGAAGATGATCTCGTACACCTTCGCGGCCTTCGCCACGAAGCCGGTGCCGTCGGTCATCACGCGCGCCATGTCCAGCAGGCGCGGCAGGTAGCCGTTGCGCGCGTAGCCGATGTCGATGCCGGCCTGCTGGTTGCGATACCACTCGGCGTCCAGGAACTTGCGCAGCTCCACGGCCGCGGCGCGGATGTTCGCTGGCGCGTTCGGCACGTCCTCGGAGATCAGCAGGTCGCGCAGCACGCGCAGACCTGCGCTGTCCAGCTTCTCCAGCTCGTAGCGATGCACGATGTTGGCCAGGCGGTTGAACGCCTGCTTGACGCGCTGCTCCACCGCTTCCTCGAACACGCGCTTCACCACGCGGTCGTGGCCTGGCGCAGTCACCAGGTTGTCGGCCAGCTCGCGCAGCGCGCGGCTGTTCGGGTATCGCTTCTCCAGCATGCGGAACACGCTGCGCTGCGCGTACATGGCATAGCGCAGCACGTCCTGCACGCGCTGACCGATCGGCTTCGGGTTGGCCGGTCGCTCCTTCTGCCGCTGAGCGGCCTGGTGGTCGGCGCGGATCTGGTCGATCGTCTCGCGCACGGCACCCGCGATGCCGGCGTACTCGGCCTTGCGCGCCGGCGTCTTGTCCCACACGCGCGGATCGAAGATCTGCATGTTGCCAGGCACCGCCGCGGGCACGCCCTGCGCGATGAGCTGTTCCTTCGCCATCTGCTCGAACAGGCGATCGAAGGCGGCGAAGATGCGGTTGCGCTCTTCGGCCTTCGGGAAGGTCTTCGCCAGTCGCTCGTCGGCGTTCGACAGGTAGGCCATGTCGCCCTTGGCGATGGCCTCAGTGCTGCCGCCGACCGCCTCGACCTTGAACGCGGTGTACGCCTCGAAGGCGCGTGCCAGCATCTCTTCTGGGCTGGCCCAGTAGTCGGCCTTGCCGAAGCTGGCGGACTGCTTGCGGAAGTCGGTCGGCGCGACGTTCGGCCGCGCGTTGCCGCGCATGATGTTGCGCATCTGCGCCTCGGCCTTCGCCTTCACGGACGGGGTGCCGGTGTCGATGGCGTTCTGGAGCGCCAGCATCTTCGCGGCCAGCGCCGCCTGGTCGTGGAACAGGTTGTCCAGCAGGGCGACGAACGCCTCCGCGGCGCTGCCCGGCTCGGCGTCGATGCCCTTGTCCTTGATCTTCTTCGACAGCAGCGCGTAGCCGCCCTCCTTCGCCATCTTGGCGGCCAGGTAGTGATCGAGCGCGTGCATCCATTCGTGCGCGAAGCTGTTGGAGCGCCGCGGCAGCACGATCGTGCCGGCCGGGATATCCACGCCTTCGACCTTCGCGGGCGCCGGATAGAACGCGCCGAAGTAGGCCATGCCCTTGCGCAGCAGCAGGTGCAGCCGGCCGCCAAGACCCATGCCCTCGTTCGGCATGCCGAGCGTGTGCGCCATGAACTGCATGTTGCGGTACAGGTCCAGCAGTTGATCCACGGCCATACGGCCCTGTAGCTGGCCAGTCTTCTTCACCGTGACGCCGAACCGATCCTTCACCAGCTTCGACAGCAC